CGAGACTCCGAGCGCCGCAATTGCGAAGCTCTTGTCTGCTATGGCTGGCCTGACTGCTTACTCGTCGGGCAAGATGGTGATCTATGCTGGCACTTACCAAGTGCCGACCATCACGCTTTCTGAAAAGCACTTTGTCGGGCCGATCTCAGTCACGACGCGCACAAGCGCTCGTGATCGCGTCAACACCGTCAAGGGCGTCTATATCTCCGAGGAAAACCAGTGGCAACCGTCCGACTTTCCAGTCATCACGTCGGCCACTTACGTCACGCAGGACAACTCAATCAAGTACACGCGCGACGTGTCATTGCCAATGACCGTTTCGCCGTCGTGCGCGCAGCGTCTCGCCGTCATTGAACTACGGCGTGCGCGTCAGGAGATAGTGCTAAATGCGCGCTTCCGCTTGGAAGCTACGCAGATTCGCGCTGGCGAAACTGTGATGATCTCGAATGCCAAGCTCGGCTGGACTAACAAGGTCTTCGAGGTCATGGAGTGGAAGTTTGTCACTGATGGAACGCCTCCGATTCTGGCAGTTGACATGATGCTCCGCGAGATCGACTCGACCGTTTATTCGTGGACCGTCTCAGACGAGATCGCCGTTGCCGACGCGCCGAACACGACGCTGCCTAATCCGTTCACAATCGCTGCGCCGACGTCGCTGTCGCTAGTGGCAGATGGCACGACTCAGCAGTACCAAGCAGACGGCACCGCGTTGCCGCGTATCAGAGTCTCATGGTCTGCGCCGTCGGAGGAGTTCGTCCAGTCGGGCGGCTTTGTCGGCATCGAGTACAAGGAGACAACGTCCACGACCTATCTAACCTGGGGCCGCGTGCCGGGAGATCAGACGCTTGAGTTTATCAGCTCCGACATTCGAATCGGGACTGGCTACAACGTGCGGATCTACGGCGAGTCATACTTCAAGGTCTCGTCTAGCTACGTTTCCGGCGTGGTCACGGTGCAGAAGGATACCGTTGCACCATCCGTTCCGACCAGCCTCACGGCTAACATCGGCACAGGCAAGGCGGTGTCACTGGACTGGGATGACGTAAGCTCGGCAGATCTAAGCGAGTACGGCGTGTATCGCAACACAACCGGAGTTACGCCGGCCAGTGCTGCCTCAGACAAGATCGCCGAGACGCGCAGCTCAAGATTCTTTGATGCCGAGGTCACGGTCGGTACTACCTATTACTACTGGGTCAATGCTTATGATCGGCTCGAGAACGTGTCGGACTTTTCAAATCGCGCGTTCGCTCGACCGCTTGGGGTCACGGCATCTCCTGACCTGACGCCTCCGAGTACGCCAAGTGCGCCGACGTTCAAGAGCGAGCGAACCTACCTCGCCTCGGACGGCACCGCTCTTGCGGCGATTGTCTTGACCGTTCCGGCTGTCCCGTCCGGTGGTGTTGCACTCGACGTCCTCTCGCGCGTGTCTGGCGCTGACGGTTACAAGGTCGAGGGTCAGATCGACAACGTTGCTGCGTCAGCGTTTGAGGTAGACGACCTGACGCCTGGCGTGTCCTACGACTTTGCTTGTCGTGGCGTCAACGCTTCCGGCATCTACTCGGCACTTTCGACTGCACTGACTCGCACGGCAGCCAGCAGCACAACGGCGCCTGCTGCTCCGACCAACGTGTCGATCACGTCAACCGGAATCATTCCGGAATACTTTCCCGGTTCTCAGGTTCTCCTATTCGGCACGCGCGTTTTGTGGGACGCTTCGACGGAAACCGATTTCTCGTACTACGAGGCGAAGGTCGTCAGCACGAACGATCCGAATTCGACCTCGTACAACTGGACGCCTGGTCCTACGGGAGGGCTGCTTCAGACGCGCGAGAACGAGGCATACTTCTACAACGCACTGCTCAACGCTGGTTACGTCTACGTCCGCAGCGTCAATCGCGCCAAGGTTGCGAGCAGTTGGGTTTATGGTGGAAACGCAAACAGCGCAGCCAGCACAGGCTACACCTCGCTTGGCAGGCAGGAATCAAGTAACGTCTCGGTAACAGGAGGCACCGTCAACTCGGTGACCATGAACGCAGTCAGCATTACCGCGACCAAGGTTAAAGTGCCGATCACTGTTTCTGGCACGCAGTACCGAGGGCTTGAGGCAAACGAGACGACCGCGGTCGATGTCTACGCCGTCAACCTGCGCGTCTACGATAACACGACGACACAGAAGATGCGCGTCGATAACGCGACTGGCGAGGTCTACGTCCAGTCGTCAAAGGTTTTGTCGACACGCTACGGCACAACGCCGACAACCCTCAACGAAGTCATTTCCGCTCTACAGCATCACGGTCTGGTCCCATAAGTCATGGCACTCAAACTTAGCATCACACTCCCGAACGGCGCGTCTGGCGACTATCTGCGACTGGTCAACGTCGAGTGGGACCGCAACCTCGAAAGCGCGTTGGCTTACCTCGCCTTGTATCTGAACAAGGCACAAGCCGACTCAGCGCCGGCGCATCCTCTGGCACTGGTCGCGCAGATCAACGTGCGTGGTCTGCCGTTCACGGATCACCTGAGCAACGCAGCGCTAAAGGCTCCGAACGTGAACTTCTTGTCGCAGCTCTACCACATCGCAAAGACGGAACCTTCGTGCGTTAAGATCATCAACGGCGTGAGCGTGCCTGACTTAGCGCAGGCCGAGGATGTCTAAGGGACGGCGCTTCGTCGTCGCGTCAGATAATCACGGCGACCAGTACGACGAGGCAACGTTCAAGGCGCTCAAGTCGTTCCTCGCTGACTTCCGACCCGAGGTTCGCATCCACGCCGGCGACAACTGGGACTTCCGCAATTTACGCAAAGGAGCAAGCGACGATGAGAAAGCGCACAGCCTCGAAGACGATTGGGAAGCTGGCGTCGAATGGCTCAGAGCGTTCTTCGACGGTGGACGTGAGAACCACTTCCTGCGAGGAAACCACGACGAACGGCTGTGGCACTTCTCGCACAACGCCGCAGGCTTGGTTCGCGACTACGCAACCGAAGGCATCAAGCGAGCGGAGCGCGTTGTGGCGCAGGCAAAGGCGCGAATGCTGCCGTATGACTCGCGTTTTGGCGTACTCCGTCTGGGACACTTGAGGGTCGTTCACGGCTACTTCGCGGGCCTCGGCGCAGCGCGCCGGCACAGCATCGCCTACGGCAACTGCTTGTTTGGGCACACCCACAGCACCGACTCTGCGCCAGTCGAAAGCATTGACGGACCAGCAGAGGCACGCGGAATCGGCTGCACCTGCAAGATCGACATGGGGTACAACCAGCACATGGTCGGGAAGCTAAGGCACGATAACGCTTGGTGCTACGGTGTCTTGTTTGAAGACGGGACGTATCAACTTTTTCAAGCTAAGAAAATCAACGGAGCATTCTATGCCGCGCAAGGAATCCAGAAGTACTGAGGATAAGTGGGTCGGACTGCTCAAGGAGGCGCTGCACAAAAACGAGCGGCGACCTGTTGGCGATGGCTGGGTCACCGTCGTTGAGCTGGCCGCGAAGCTGAAGGTCGGCACGGATCGCGCGTACTCGCTGGTGCATGAGATGGTCGCCAAGAAAAAGGTCGAGAAGTTCGTCGGCTCGGTGAAGCTCGACAAGAAGATGACGCGGCGCGTCTGGTATCGTCCGCTGTAACTGGAACACAGAACCGATTATTTGTTCCATGGACAAACCGCCGCAGTTCCAGTTGGGTGAGTTGGTGCGGTCGCGCATTGACCCGAGCTGTGGTTTTGTCGTGGTAGGTCACGTCTATCGGCAGGCATCGGTTGAGTATCTCCTAGCAGATCCCAGCGGCTCCGAGGAGGTTAGGTCGGACCTGGAGATTGAGTCAGGCGAGCGGCAGAAGGATCCGGTCACGTCGGATTAAAACTGCGTAACTCGTTGCTGTGTCGTAACGTCTGCGCGTGCGGATAAATTCCGCAAATTTCCGCTTGAGCCTGTGCGCTCGGTCTGCATTGTGGTCGTTACACAACCAGCAACCATGCGCTCCCTACTCATTATCCTTAGCCTTACCGCCAGCCTGCACGCTGCGCCTCCTGAGTCGTTCTGGCGTGCGCTGCACCATGTGGAGTCCTCCGGTCGTCGCGGCGGTCTGATCTTGGGCGATCAAGGCCGCAGCCGTGGACCGCTGCAAATCATGCGTGGCTATCACGCCGACTCGCGCGTGGCAGGCGCCTACGAACAGGTGGATGATCTGGCATACAGCCGGAAGGTCGTCACCGCCTATCTCAAGCGCTACGCACCAAAAGCGTGGGCGGCCGGCGATGTCGAAACGTTGGCGCGCATCCATAATGGCGGACCTAGAGGCCACTCGAAGCCGCAGACCAAAGCCTACGCCGAGCGCGTGCGGAGGGCCATGCGATGAGAGGCGGCACTCGTACTGGCGCAGGTCGCAAGCCATCACCGGCCGGAGCTAAAGTCATGATTCCTTGGCGCGTCGACCCACGGCTCATCGAACGCATCCGCTGGGCCGCCGCAGTCCGCGGCATCCAGCCGGCAACCTTCCTTGAGCAGATCATCTCCCGCAATGCTCCCTCAGTCTAAAATCTCTCTCGTGATTACCACGAAACAACTAAAAGCGCTGCAGGCCATGGCGGCCGAGCGGCAACTAAGCGTTAGCGATGTGGTCCGCGAGGCCATACGCGCCGCACTGGAGAAACGGTGAATGCTGCACTCATTTGCTCTGTCATCATCGGTGCGGTCAGTCTGGCCGCTTCTGTCCACGTCCTCCTTCGCGCACGCCGTATCTATCGTGTCTACCGCTGGCGCAAACTCTCACAAGTTGTCGACCCAATTAACCTAGATGCCCTCCGCCCAAGAAGCCGCGTCTTGCCTCCGGTTTATGGAACGCGCCGCAGAGACCTGGAAGAAGAAGGAAGCATTGGCCGAGAAGGAAAAGGCCGAGATGCGCAAGCTCATCAAGCGAAACGCGGTCAAGGTGAATGGGGACCACACAAAGCCAATCGCGTCTCACCGTTCAAAGATCGCACTGACTCCGGAGCAGGAGGCACTGTTTGATCAGGCCGACGCCGAAGGATGGACTACGCGCGAACTAGCAAAGCGAGTCGGACTGCACTACGCATCAACATGGACGCATCGGACCAATCGTCAGGAGCGCCAGCGCATTTTGAAACGCTCACTCCCGAAGCCTGCGACCGACTCCTCCACGCCGCCCGACAGCGTGCCGTTTACCGAATAGACCGGATCAAACTTTCCGTCATGGAACACAACACACCAACGCCCGAGCAGGTCAGCGTTCTACTCGCTCCGGCACTCAGTCGACTGAAGAACGCGATACCCGGTGCGAACTACCACTCGCTTACCGTTACGATCAACAACGAGGGCACGGTCTGGTTTACTACTGGAATCCGAGTAGGCGAAGAATACCTCGCATCGCATGTGTTCGAAGACGCGAACGAGGCGATCCGTTATCTCACTACCAAGTGCGCTGGCGAACTCCGCGAACGTGCGGCCAAGCTACTTGTGCGTGCTGATGCACTGGAAGGCGGTGCGCTGTGATTCCCCTTACAACGCCTAGCGCGTTTAAGCCTGGGCAAGCCTGTGCTGTCGCCGGAATGAGTGCCGACTACTATCGGAAGCAGGACGGACTCACGCAAAGCGAGATCAACCGCTTCGCTGACTCTCCGGCGCTATACAAGTACGTCGAGGTCGAGCGATCCGCGGCGATGGACTACGGCACGGCGTTGCACGCGCTGCTGCTAGAGAACCGCACCGAGTACGTCATCAAGCCTGCGACGTACGGGCCAGACGAAAAGCCATGGCACGGCGCTGCCAAGGAGTGCAAGGAGTGGATGGCACGCCACGAAGGCCGGCTAATCTTCTCCGCAGATCAGGCAGACGCGCTGGAGTCAGCCGTGCGCCACGCACAGCACCACGAACTGGTTAAGCATCTGCTGGCCGGAGCGCAGACTGAGCTGTCGGTGTTCGGATGTACACAGGCCGGACTGATCTGGGGCAAAGGCCGCATGGATGCTGTGAACTGCCGAGGTGATCGCGTGCAGGTTATCGACATCAAGACGACGCAGGATGCGCGACTGTCTGCGTTCTCGCGCACTGTCCTTCAACGTGGCTACCATCGGCAGGCTGCATGGTACCGCCGGCTCATTCGCCAGTTCGTCGAGGACACCGTGCTGCACGAACACTGGCTGATTGCCATTGAGGCCGAGCCGATCCCGCGCGTGAACGTCTGGAAGCTGGCGACCGAGGCAATCGACCTGGGCGATACCGAGATCGACGACTTGCTCGAGAAGCTGGCCGACTGCAAATCCACTGGCCGCTGGCCTGATTATCACGATAAGGACATCGGACTGATGGGAACTATCGACCTGCCTAAGTGGGTTTACGGCGACACCGAACAACTGACGGGCATGACGAAAGGAACTGCGCAATGACCACCGACGACACAACGACACCGAACAACGCGAAGGTTTTCACTGGCCTGAGCGGTATGCTTCGCACCTCACCTTGGCTCGCCAGTGAGGATCTGGTGGGCCTTGGCGACGTGCCGGCCGAGATTGAGGACGTGCTGCTCTATGACGAAGTCGCCTTCGACAAGGGGCGCAAGGAGAAGAACGTTCCGGCGCTGAAGTTCAAGGGCAAGGCCAAGCAGCTGGTGCTCCGCACCTCGGC